CACCGCTTACTACAAGAGAACTTGTACCAGTAAACACATGGTATTTGTATCCACCAGATGTGACTTCTGTTCCGCCTGTTACTGAGTCAGCTTCTTTGTCTACTGAAATGCGGGGTAATGTAACATTGTTACCAAGAGTTAAAGAAAATGTACCTGACCCGCTAGTAAAAGTATGAATCTGATAATCACCTGACGTAGTAATAGTTCCGCCGGTAGCAAGAGCAATAGGTGACTTGTATCGGATAATTACAACGCCAGATCCTCCTGCGCCTCCGCCGCCACCGCCTGTGCCTCCACCACCGCCTCCGGTGTTAGCTGTACCGTCAGTTCCGGCAGAACTTGAACCACCGTCTCCGCCTCCGCCATTACCGCCAGTTCCGGGAGATCCGTTAAAACGTCCTCCGCCACCGCCACCGGCCCTGTATACAGATGTTCCTGTAATGGAAGATGCAATACCGTCGCCGCCATTACCGCCATTAGAACTATTACCGTCTGTGCCTACAGCAGAAGCTCCACCTCCGCCCGCTCCACCATCTCCGTTACCAGAACTACCCGTGGAGTCTCCACCATCAAAACCTTGATCATATAAACCTGTGCCGAATGTTCCGTTACCAGAACCGCCACCAGATCCACCATCACTTGCGGCTACGTTGTACTGACCACCGCCGCCTCCGCCAAATGCAGTAATGCCAGCAAAAGAAGAATCTGTGCCATTAGCGCCAGTAGTGCCGCCCGGACCGCCCGCACCAACAACAACGGCGAGAGAAACATCAGATGTATAAAATAAAGCCCCGCGAGAGGGTAAGTTCCGGCCTGTTTCTTCGCCCAAAACACCAGAAACGTACCCACCGGCTCCGCCGCCACCAGCATTGTTAGTAGAACGTGCGCCACCGCCGCCGCCAACAATAAGGTACTCAAGGAATATCCCTTTAGAGTTTTCCAGTGCATTGTTATAACTAGCGGGGATGAGGCGTGAAAGTGACATTACGCTGTGATCTCTGAACCGAATGCATTGAACGACAAGTTAGCTGTTGATGCGTAAACTGTAATCACATCTGTTGCATCTATTGTCGTACCCACTGTAATTGCTACAGAGTCGTTACCTAAGATAACTGCGTCATAAGCAATGTAGTGTTGGTTAGCAATTGCCGCACCGTCAGGACGTACAGCGATGCGATACAAGGCGGCTGTAGAACCACGGTTACACACAAAGATTGTAGATACAACTGCTTCAGTCGCTGAAGGTACAGTGTAAAGGTCTGTGTTAGTTGTTGCGCTAGGAGCCGATTGCCCCAAGACTTTATAAGCGTTCGCCATCTTAGGCTCCCATCAATAAGAAGTTAGTTTCAAATCCACTGGCACCACCACCAGATCCTGCAATAGCACCCCACGCAGTACCGTTGTATCCTTCAAACTGACCCGTGTCTGCATTAAAGCGTAGCTGACCTGCGGCAGGTGTTCCCGGACGTTGTACTTCTGTGCCAGCAGGAATTTTGATTGCGCCAGTGTCTGTGAAAGTTGGGTTGACATCATCGTACTTAACAGTGTCAGCATCGTAGGCTTGTACATCTGTACCGATTTCAAGGTTAACGCCAGCTTTAAATGTAGCTTCATCTGTGAAGTTAAGACCATCTAAATATGCTAAACCAGCATCATATCCCTGAACAGTAGATCCGATGTCAGTGTCCAGCACGATTGTTGTGCCGAGATCACTGATCTGTGCTTCAGTAACAGATGTTGCTACAGGTGCCACGTCTGTCCAAGCAGAACCTGTGTACACCTTCATCTTGTTGTCTGTAGTATTAAAGTACAGTGCACCAGTTAATAGTGCATCACCATCATTATCTACAGACGGATCAGATGTTTTCTGTCCTAAGTAGCGATCATCAAAGTTATCATATGAAGTAGCCGCATCTGTTGCTGAACTAGCCGCCGCTGTTGCACTGTTACCAGCGTTAGTTTCTGAAGTAGCCGCATTTGATTCTGATGTTGCCGCCGCCGCCGCACTGTCTGCCGCCGCTGTAGCTGAACCTAGAATAGAATCTACATATGTTTTAGTTGTAAGATCAGCATTATCTGTTGGAGTATAAGTCGTTGTGATCTTACTTGAACCCATGTCAATAGCACCAGTCATGGTACCACCTGACAAACTCAGCTTAGTTGCGTCCTGAGTATCTACATACGTCTTTGTAGCCGCATCCTGTGCCGCCGTAGGATCACCAAGACCTGTAATCTTAGATGTACCCATAGCTATAGCACCAGTCATGGTACCGCCAGCTAGGGGGAGTTTAGTTGCAATTGAGTTGGTTACTGTAGTAGAGAAGTTAGCATCATCACCTAATGCCGCCGCTAACTCATTGAGGGTGTCAAGAGCGGCTGGTGCTGAGTCTATCACACTTGCTATTTCAGTGTCAACATAATTCTTTGTAGCGGCATCCTGTGCTGATACAGGATCTGTGACGTTAGCAATGGTAGTACCAGTAACGTCTAGTGTGCCGTTGACTGTCACATTGTTAAATGTTGAACTGCCTGTAGATGCGGTGACATTACCAGTAACATCGCCTGTCAGATTCCCTGTAACATTACCAGTTACATTACCAGTCAAGTTACCTGTTACATCGCCGGTGAGAGCACCAGTAATACTTGTATTAGCAGTCAGGTTTGTAAATGTACCAGCGGAAGGAGTAGCACCGCCAATGACAGCACCATCAATTGTGCCGCCGTTAATGTCAGCAGAAGCTAAAGTGGCCTGACCAGTTGTCGTTACGGTAGTAAACGTACCAGCGGCAGATGAGCTTGCGCCAATGACGGTGCCATCTACTGTGCCGCCGTTGATGTCTACGGTAGCATGTGTAGATGTACCTGTTGAAGTAAGATCTGTAAAAGTACCTGCGGCTGGAGTTGAACCACCAATAATAGTATTGTTAATTGTACCGCCAGTAGCTGTAATAGCCGCTGTAATGACAGCATCTAAATTTGCAGTACCGTCAATATACAAATCTTTAAACTCAGCACCAACTGCGCCAAGGTCAATATCATCATCTGTGACAGGAACAATAGCACCGTCTTGGATGCGTAGTTGTTCTACTGCGGCACCACCAATCTCAATAAAGAAAGAAATTCTGTTATTTGCTTCATCAACAAATACTTTATTAAAACCTTCTTCACCCGCAATAGTGGTAATGTATGCGCCGTTACCTGTAGTGCCATCATGTGTGTGGCCTGTGCCTGCGGTAAACGCATCACGGAGTGCATTGAATTCAGCATTTAAGGGTGCGGCTTTAACTACCTCACCTGAGATAATGTCTGCTACGGATTGTCTAGTATATCCCGCCATTTACCTGCGATCTCCATATCCAAACAATAGTACGAATCCTTGGATTGCATGACTAGCGTTTGTATCGTTGGTTACATATTTAATTGCAATTGATGTACCTGAGCCAGAGAAAGATGTCTTAGCGACAGGTGATGGGTTACCATCAAAGATGGCACCAGAATCGTAGCTAGCTTCGTTATAATATGCCGCTGTGCCACGAGTCGTAATATCGTAGTTTGTTGGATTGAGTACGTTGACATCTTCATAGTCGTACACAATACCTAACACAATATCTGCATTACCTTCAGCTTTCAGGTACGTAGATAACTTTAAGAAGTTCTTACGCAACTCAGGATCACCGAAATGGTAAAACGGGGATTGAAATAAAGAAAATATTTCATTCCCATCAAAACTTGTACCAGATTCTTGACGGTAGACTTTACCGTTTAAATCGCCATGAATAACGAATTCATATTGACCAAGATATCCAGAATCTGCGGCTGTTGCTGTAATACCTAGCAACTGACCAAACTCAAATCCGATTGCACCATTTTGCTGTTGCCTCAATGCCCCAATCACGCCCTGTGAATCTGAGGCACCGAAGAAAATTCTAAACTGTGACTTCTGACGAATAACGACTGCGTCTAAATCGTCTAGGTCATTATTCAATACAACATCGTTGAACAGTGACTGAACATTCTTAGATACAGTTTCCAAGTTAACGTCACCAATCTTATCAGTACCAGATACTGGACGAAGTCCGTCAGGTCCGATGAAGAGCAGGTCACCACCAAGCTCAATGACTGAGTCAGATGCTAAGCATCCTAAATCGTTTGTTACCTGTAAAACTGTAAAGTCAGCGTTACTATTACCGACAAGTTTTTTAATGTTGTTTGTACCAAATATAAACAATTCATCACGGAACGCTTTAATCTGGACAATATCAAAACCTACGTTAATGACAGCGGCCCCATTTAATGGATCAAAATCTGTCTCATTGTAGGGGGCAGAGTAGTATAAGTTATACGGTTCTGAAGAATCGCCCGCTAAAAATAAATGGGATTTAAATTCTGTAACGTATTTTGGATTACTGGGAGCGTTAGAATGAGTAATTTGAGTATATGTTGATGTTGTGCTGTCATATTTAGCCGCCGGATTTACTCCATCCGCCATTACAATTACTGGATTAGACCAATTATGTTTAGAAAAGCGTACCTTGTTAACGCCAGTCATGGTGGGACTACCCGATGTAGTCACAGCAACCCATGCTTCAGTTGCGTTGTCCCAGTAATGTAAATAGTTACTACCGCTGGATGGTCTGCGACAAGCTAAAATACCATCATGGACGCCATTAAAAACGCAAACACCTAATACTTTTCCTAATCCCGGTAAACTAGGATACGCTTCAGTAAAACCACTGATTCTACGATACCCACCTGTAACGGCTGGCTCATAGTTAATCAATCGTGTTGCACTACCGGGAGATAGTTCCCCCTGAGAAAGTACGTCACGGTTTGTGTTTAACCCACCTTCACATGAGACTTTAAATATCTGAAGATTATCAGCCATTACAAAACTCGTGTAGGCAGATAGGCATTAAATACTGTTCGTGGATTGTAAGTAGAACGCAAGGAAAGATTATCGTCAACGAGAACTCTACGCATCATCTTGATGCCCTCAACGAAGTCATTCTGATGAACTGCCGCACTTTGTTCGTTAGAACGAAAACGCATCATGTACATCATTGCACCATCAACGACAACGTGAATAAAACGATCTGGAATTACACACACATCACCAAACGCAGTCATTGCAGTTGGAAATGTCCAATACTTATATTCAATAACATACGCATCATCTGGAGAGGGTGTCACACCAAACTTTTCTTCTTGAGTCTGATACACACGTAATGGAACAGCAATGCCAGACCCACTGTCCCCAGTGTCGTCGCCAGAACGATATGTTTCAAGATATTCAGTGTAAGGAATAACAGCTAACTTGCGAGGCTGATTACTCTTAGATGCAAGTTGCTTAATGTAGAATGATTCCCAATCTACAGATGACATATCTGCTGGGAAATCATATTCACGAGTTCCAGCAGTTAATGTTTGTTCATAGGTAGTTAATGTAAAAGGCCATTCTTGAGCAGATTGAATAATCTTACGCACAGATGAATTTACCGCATCTTTTGCAAGAGCCTGTACATTACGAACTGTACTAAAATCATCTTGGTCAATGACAACTTCATTGAGCCTACGTAATAGTTCATTTGTAATATTCAGGAATGTAGCCATTTACATTAAATACCTTATATAAGGAGCAAAGGGGGCCGAAGCCCCCAATGCAATTAGCTTACGCTAGTTGATCACGATCAACTTCGTTAGCACCACGTGTTGCGCCCATAGGTGCATAAACTACGAAGAATTTATACGCACCTGCTGAAGGAGCATTTGATGCCGCCAGCTTTGCAGAAATTACTGTATCTGCAACTGTGACATTTGTGATACCGTTGACTGTAGTAGTCGTTGCGGCAAGTGTTTTAGCACCGTTAATATCTGCTGTACCCAGCAAATCAACGTCTCCACCTGTCACACCGAAACTAACAGCGTTA